ACTACTTAACCTTGCATCTTCTAAAGTACCACTTGTTATGTTGCTTGCATTATCTCCGCCTAAACCTGCTAATGTATAATTAGGAATATTTAAGGTATTACCACTTAATGTAGCAGCACCACTAGCCCCTGTTGTAGAAAAAGAAGTTATTCTATTTGTATAAGCAGTATTCCAATTACTAGCACTAGAAATATTTCCATCAGGTAATAAGCCAGTTACTTTAGTAGTCAAATCAATACTCCCAGCTAACATTGCGTTAGTTACAGAATCAGCTTGTATACCAATTGTTTTTGCTGCACTACCATTATATGTTGAGCCACCACTTATTAATTCAGCACCAATAGTTAGATTTGCTAAATCATTTGTAAATTGTGATAAATTACCAGATAAACTTTCCCAAGTAGGAGTTGTTCCATCTGTAGTTAACCATTTTCCATTTTTACCTGTTTGAGAAGGTAAAGAGTCTATACTCCAACTTCTATTTGTAGATAAATCTTGGCTTACTCCATTTATAGTTAATGTTGTAGCTTTATCAGCTTTACCACTAATACTAGCAGAAGTTAAATAATTTTGGTCTATTACCCAACTTCTATAAGCAACTGTTTGTGTTACAGCATCACCTGTTTCTTCAAAAACTATAGTTCCTGCACCATCATCAGCTCTTACAGACACAACATGAGGTCCTCCAGAATTAATACCAAACAATTGTAATGACTCATTTTGAAAAGTCTTGATTCCTGTAATTGTTTGAGGTGTATCTAATGTCACAAACCCGTTTAAACCTGATGAAATATCGTCCCATGCACCATTTTTTCTTCCATACGTAACGCCATCGATCGGCGCTTCACTAAGTTTTGTTGAAAACAAGATATTAATAGAGCCTTGTAAATCAAGAATATCTGCTTTAATAGTCAAAATTGAAGCATTTTGACTATTAAGAGTATTATTTATATTGTATATAGTCGAGGTTATTGAATCGATATCTGATTGCAGCAAAGGTATTGTTGCAATATCGTTATTAATATCGTCAAGTAACGGCTGCAGTCCTATGACATCATTAATATTCACATTTCCAGTGTATAAAGCATCTGTAAGAAGTATATCAATATCGCTAAAATTCGCATTTATTTTAATAAATGCATCTCTTAAAACATCTCCAGACCCATCATTTGGTACTGTTCCTACATTTATTATTTGTGACATTCTTATCTTTATTTTTATCTTCTAGTTTCTTAATGAATTTATTAAGCTTTATAATATGTTTCTCTTTAATCTTATATTGTTTCATTTATGTTTCGTTTATATAAGCTCCATCCACCAATGTTGACTCTTCTACTACCTTTTACTACCCATTCAGCGATAGTAACTGTTTTTATCCATTTATAAAATTCTCTTTCATATAATTGATAAAGTTTTTTTGAAGATTGAACTAGATAATCTATTTCTTCTTTTGATACTGTTTCTGCAGTATCACTTTTTGCTTTAGTAATTCCATTATTCGTTATCATGTAAGCACCATTCGTTAAATAGATTTCAGCACTACCATGAATAACAAGTTCTTTAACAAAATCTTCATAAAGAACTAGGTATTCACCTATAAGAGAACTTGATTCAAAATCTGAACATACTTTATTATATAAATCTGCTCCTAGAAGTGGCTTGATGAATGTATTTTGACAAGCTTTAATGCTACTTAAATATCTATCTACGTCGATATTTCCTCCTAGAATAGTGTTTCTTGTTAAGTCATCTGCCTTTATTAAAATTGTTGTTGACATACTCTATTAAATATTACCGGGTTTAACACTTGGAAGTGTTTTTAATTCTTCAAAATCTTGAAATTCAAGTTTGCATATCGGGTCTATAGTCTTAAATGCACATTCTAACCCTTTAGTGATGATTTTTCTCATTGGATTAACTTGACTTCTATATAAAATTTTAAGAGATTGAATCATTTGTTCAGCGACAGAACTAAATCCGCTAGCCATTGGAAGCCCGAATAATGTTTTATCATTTATCTTGTGTGCTAGCATTATCTTTTCTATACATTCTTGTGAAAGAAATTGAAACTGATTGTATGCGTCTGTTATTTGAAGATTTTCAACAGTTGTTGCATTTTCTTTATTTTCATTAAATGAAATTATAATTGCACCAGCATTTGACGATCCAGATAACTGAGATTTTATTGCAAGTTCAGCTTCCTCTTGTGCTTCGTCATTTGAAGGAATTCCTTGATTGATATTAACTATTTTACCAGCGGAAAAATTATTCCTTATATGACTAATGTAATAGTTGCTCAATTGTTCCTCAGTTTGTGCATATTGAATACCAGATTGCCAATCAGGAAGAGCAAAAATAGGTTGAGGGCTTTGTCTCTTTATATATAGTATTTCTGTACAAGTTTTATCTCCATAGCCAAAAGCTGGATAAAATTCTGGTTTAAAGCGTGTCTTTAATTTCCAATCAAATGAATAATAGAAACCTTCTGGTTCTTCTGTGATATCTGCTTGCCTAGCAACTGCTAATGTTTTGACAGGAATGTAATAAAGTGCCTTTATATTTCCAGCTAGGTTGTAAACGACCTGTAAAGACATAGCCCCTTGTAACTTAAAGTCAGTAACTGCTAGTCTTAAATCTTCATCACTTAGATAATCTTCAATATTGATTGTTCCATTTACATCCTTGATACCTTCACCAAGAATATAGTTTGACATGTTATCGATTATCGATTGGTTCGTGGGAGATCCAAGATATGCATTCTCTACAGTTGTAAAATATGAATTGTCTACTCCGTTTGTTATCCATTTAGATGATTGTGTCAATAGAGTCTGGATATCAACTTTAACAAATTGATTCAAATTAACGACATGTAATCTATTTTTCTTCATTATATTTTAATTATATTACTAGATGTACGATTCAGCGTAAAGTTTTGTAAATCTGTTTGTGTTGTTGCTAAAATTTTACCTCTCCATATCAATTTTCCATCTACACTTTCTATTTTCGTTTCAAATGTAGTTCCATCAATAAACACATAATCAAATTCTAGTTTCATTTGGTTGTTTTCTTCAATTGGAACACAAGAAATAACTGTTTCTACTTCAATTAGTTCATTCCAAAGGATTAAATTAACTGATGTAGCCCAAAAACGATAAGGAACTTTTAATGTATATCCAGAATTAGTAATATCTACTGTTACTGTACTGTTATCCGCGGTTATTAATGTTGTATCCGCAGTGGTACTTTCGATCATACCATGTATTTTTATAACTTTTAAACTCATCTGTAATGTTTTTTCCTTAATAAGATAACTTATCTTTTGCTTTATGTTAATAACATCGTATACAATGCATAAACAATGTCAACAAAACAACAATAGAGCACTTTGCGCACTCTATTGTATACTTAATATGTAAAAAGTTATGCTACATTTGATGTACTAACCAATGCTTTTAAAGCAGTCACAGAAGTAGAATCTAAGTAGTAAATACTGTCTTTTTCTTCAGCTGTTGCAGTCATTGTATAACCGTTCATTCCAGTTAAAGCACCTTGTATTTCTGCTTTACCTGTTACTTCACAACCATTTTCCATACCCATTATGAAAACTAATCCAGAATTAGATTCTACGAATATAATTGGACGTCCCCATGCCATCATTTTAATCTGAAAATGCATTTCAGCAGAAAGCTTAGATGTTACAAAGTTTAAAGATTGTTTAAAAGAAGTTGTTCCAGCATCTCTGTTTGATGTAATCTCTTCAGTAAATGTATTGCCAGTATTCTTTAATTCATATTTATAAACTTCACTTCCAGTTGCTCCTAATGCACCTAAGCCAGACAGGACATTTCCTGCTGTAGATCCAGCGTTTATAGTAAAACCATAGTCATCGTAGTTAGCTAAGTAGATTGCTTTTAAACCACCTACGTTATCTTTACATGCTAATATTGCTTTACCTTTTGATATATCACAACTCATCGTGTTTTTATTTATTTTTTAATTTAAAAGAGGAAGAGGAAATTAATTTCCTCTAACCCTTATATTTGTTTATTAAGGTCTGTAATAAACGATTTCAGAACCGAAAGAATAACCAACACCTGCTGTGAACACCATCTTAGTTCTAACTAAACCAGAACCATCAGTTGCATCCAAATCAATTACTCTAACTTCATTAATGTCAGCTTCTAAACCAGTTAAGAAACCTAAGTTTTTAACTCTATAGATACAGATTGTGTTAGAAGGTAAACCTCCAACAGATTCCATTCTATAACCAAGATAGTCAAGAGCTTTGTCTTGATTGTAGGTATTTAAACCTTGAGCAGCTATTGCCCTTTTATAAGCTTTAGCAACGTTTTTAGAAACTGCGATTACTAAATCAGTGTCATCAGCTACTGCATCAGGAACTGCATCGAATGCTTTATTCATTTCAGTAATAACGTTTGAACTTGTTACAGTAGCACCAGTTACATCTACAACAGTAGCGTCAGCTACGAATTGAGCTAGCAATCCATTGAAAGAACCAGTGATACCAGTACCTTGCCATATTTGATAATCTACAGCTTCACCCATGTTATTCACCATTGCAAGTAAAATTGCATCTTGAATAGTTGCAGGGATTTCATTGTTAGCTGCGAAAAGACCAGCAGCTTGTGCTTGAAATGTTTGATGAAAATCATCCTTACATAACTCATGCTTAATTTCATATTTCTTAGTAGCAACTTCTTTATCAGTGTATGATACAGTTCCTGATGGAGTAAATCCACAAGAATATGCAGCGATAGAAGCTGAGTAAGAAAGTTTTGGTAAGAAACCTGAACCTATTACACTAGGTAATACAGTGATACAATTCTTAGAGATTGTATCTGATGCTTTGAACGCTTGAACGAATACTTCGCCAGCTAATGCACCATTGAATTGAGAACTTACAGTTACAGTTGTAGCCATTTTGTTTTTATAATTTTTATTAGAGAAGCTTATTTCCTCTATTTTGCTTGTTTGTTTATTCTAGAAATTGCGTCTAATTTAGACTCTACTTTAGTTTCTTTAGTTGCTAAATTGATAACATTTGAATTAGATCTAATCTTTAAAGATGCAGCTTTTTCCATTAATTTCATGTTTTGAGATGCTAATGCATCTTTTTCTGCTTTTAATGCATCAACTTCAGCTTGTAAAGCATCAATTTTAGTTTGTAAAGCTTCAAAATCAACTTCTGGTTTAGCAATTACTGCAACAATTTCATCTACAGCCACAGTAATATCGTCTGCTGTTCCCATGTCTTCCATTGCTGGCATTTCAGGAGCAATTTCAGCTTCAGGAGCTTCAACGATAGGTGTAATTGATGTGATAGCACCAGTTTCATCTGTTACATATGTATTATCTTCCATATCAAACGTTGAACTAACTAGAGGTTGAAGATTTGCATCAACAACAACTGAACCTATTTCAAACGTATCTGCTGAAAGAATTCCAATAGATGTTTCTGCGTCTATACATTCTACTTTACCCTTATTCAAGAGTTTCACTAAAGTCTGTATAAATCCTTCTTTTTTCATTTGTGTTTTATTTTTTTTCTTTAATTTTTCAAACGATACAATACTATCTATAGAAAAACCTTTCACCTTACCATTTGTAACATATTCATTCCACGTAGAATCGTCAAGTTTCATTGTAATAGCCCATGTTCCAGCTGGAAAGTCTTTAAACCCTAATGAATTTAATTTATCATTATTAGGATCGTTTACTATCCAAGATTCAACTATTGTAGTACCAGAAAGCCATTGTTTGTCAAGATGATTATATGTAGAATTATGTTGATAACCCTTCATTAAGAAATCTTGTGAAAACTTTTCGATAACAGGAGCAGAGAATGTAAGAAAGAAAGGTGTTCCATCTTCAAATTCTCTGTAGATTTGCTGTTCTGGAATTAGGACAATTCCAGTTAAGAGTTGTTTTGCAGCATCTGCTAAGCGTACTTGTACATGTTTTTCCTGTTCAGAAAGTGCAATAAACTGGCGTTTGTTTGCAGGAAAGTCTACTAAAGATATTCCATAGATTTCACCATCAGACTCATCATTAAATACCACTGTGTATACATCGATATTGTTTTCCATAATTAGATAACTTATGCTTATTGTTTTGTTAACTTTCTATATGAATGTAGCGTTGTTTATTCTTTGTCTATCAAGTGATTGTTGAGATGTCACATGAGATCCAACAACGTATGCATTAATTGGTGTTCCTTGTGAACCTGCAATGCTTGATGCTAATTGATTGTTTGTAGAAGCACCTACAATATTAAAAGATGCTGCAGGAGGAGCTACTGCTTCACCTCCTCCTGACCCACTACCACCTCCACCACCTGGAACTTTGGTCGCAACGATTCCTTTAACGGTTGCAAAACCGGCTGCTAATGCAGCAGCCATTGAAGCTATCTTAACAGCTAATGAAACAGGTGCGATACCTGGTGTAGGTCTAGCAAAAACTTGGGCTGCAGCAGTATATGTATTTATTGTTGCCTGAGCTATAGCTATAGCTTTACCAGCTAATGTTTCTTTTCCTACAATCTCAGCAATAGAACCTGCTGCACTCATATATGCATTCAATTCTTCTTTCTTTTCAGATTGCTTTAATTTAAGTTTTTTAGCACCCCAATCTCTATTAAGAGCAAAAATTAATGCTTCATTGCCTGCTGCTATCTCTAATTTCTTTATATATGTTTCTTCTAATAGTGACAATTCCCTGTCATATTCACTCATAGCATTAAGTTCAGCTTCACGAGCAAGTTCTGGTTGTTGTGCTATTCTATCTTGTTTTTTCTTCTGTTGTTCATCAAGACGTTTTATAAATTTAGCTAAAATAGCATCTTGTTTCTTTTGTTCTGCATCTTGTTCCTTTGCATTATCTTCTGCTTTCTTCTTTTTACGAGCTTCATTGTTAGCATCATATTGAGCATCTACTTGTTTATCTAATAATCTAAGAAGTTCTTTCTTCTGTTCATTAGATATTTTTAAACTATCTATTTCTTGAGCTTTGGCTTGTTTATCTTGTCTTATCTTTTCATCATTTCTATCGAATTCGTTTTTTAATTCAGTGATTGCAGCTGTATTAATGAAATCACCTCTAAGTTTAAGTCTCTTTTTTTCTTCGTCATCTCTTATTTTTTGAGCAGCTGCAGCTTCGTCATCTCTTTTCTTCTTTAATTCCTTTCTTTTATCTGCTTCTTCTTTAATTGCCGCCTCGTTATCTTTATCAGCCTTTAACTCTTGTTTATTTATAGCTATTCTCTTACCAGTATTTTCTTCTACAGATTTATTAAGTTCTATTTGAGCTTTTTGTAAATCGTCTATTTGTTTTTGGCTCAAGTTTCCTCTTTTTGCTGCAATATCGTAATCTGCTTGTAAAATTGCAACTCTAGCAGCTAAAAGAGCTTCTTGTTCTTTTGCATACTCTGCTTCCACTTTACGTATTTCTGCAATTGCTTTCTTCTTGTCTGCATACGTTGCATTTTCATCATTTATAAGTTCTCTAGATTTCTTTAAGAGAGAATTGTTTTTCGATTGTGTAACTTCTAATTCTTTTAATCTATCTTCAATATTATCTAGTGACTCTGCCATGGCATAACCAGCTTTAGCAGCATCTACCATACCACCGCCTGCATTAACGACAGCATTTTTCATCTTGCTTAAACCACTAATAACATCACCCGATAAAACTGCAGCTAACCCGCTAGCAAATTCAAGTATGCTTCCAAATAAAGATTCTACTGCTTTACTAACTCCCTCAAATATAAAGCTTATTTTGTCAGCACCATCTGCAGTTGCTGTAAAAGCTTTATATAGTAATGTAAAACCTGCTACAATTCCAGTTATAATAACCCCGATTGGATTTGCAACAAGTGCCCATAGAGATTTACCGAATGAAAGCGAACTAGATGTAGCACTTGAAAGTCCAGGAGCTAGTTTTTCTAGAGCTCCACTAAACATTCCTAATTTACCACCGGCACCAGAGCTAGCATCACCTAACATTTTCGTAGATTGTGTGACTTCAGTTAGTGCCCCTTCTCCTTTTACCTGTACGTCAATCTCTACGGTCTTTTTTACATCTGCCATTTTTTAATTAGTCTTTTTATTCTATTAGTAGGAATCTTATACTTCCCTTTTGCTATCTTGACAAGCTCAGAGTCTGAATTCTTGACAAGAAGCAGTATTTGGTAAATTTCTTGCATTATTAGTATGTCATTAAATTAAAATATTGTCCATCAAATATTTTCATATCTAATGTTTCACTGTTTATATTTTCTATTCGATTTGTATCGCTTATTATATTAGAAGTTCCTAGTTTATGCCATATTCTTATTGTATCTGGTCCCAATTTCATAATATGTGGTTGTGACACACAATAATCAGCAATAATCATGTTTCCAGCTAATTTAATACCTCCATATATTCTATTACTAGAAATTATATTTTCTAGATTCGCGGTTTCTTCTTCCTGGACAACCCATTCGCCACTTATATATTCTTCGTGTTTATATGTATATCCTAATTGTAAAACATCACAAGGCGATAATGTTTCTATCTTAAAACCACACATCTCGAACTTAAACTGTTTACAGTAGCTGCATTTGTTCCAACTGTCGAGTTGGAAACGTTTACTTTACCTTTGTAATATTTTCTTATTTCCATTAGCTAGCTTGAAATATTGTTATATCAGTGTCTACACCTAATATTGTAAACCGTATTTTCATAATTCTTGTTGACCCAGTATTATGTACAACGGTAAAAGTTATTCTATCATCATATAGTGTATAGGTTAACCAAGATGTTCCATCTCCAGTGTTAATAAGAGAAACTGAATAAGGTGATGAAATATTCAAATATACATCTGCTGACTGTTTTGCCTTTGTAAATAAATAATCGGGTTTTCCTATTTCAGGTGGTGTAGCACCAAATCCATAAATATCTTTCAACAAGTTGAACTTGACTTCACCAGAAACAAGGTTAATAGTATAATCGTCAATCTTCCATCTATTTCCATTGATAACTATTCTATCATTTAAAGAAAGTTCTCGTATTAATCTCGGAGGCAACCATGCAGTTAATGCTACTTTTCTTTGTTTTCTATCGTATATTGTCTCTATCCAGTCTCTCCAGTAGTTATCGTATAAAGTTGATTCAACTATATTAGGTGTAAAAAACGGATCGAATTCTGCCTTAAAATTTAAAGAGTCAGTAACTTGAGTTTGTAAAATATTATTAGAAACATTAGCTGAATACACGTATTCCTGTGAAGTAGCACCAGCACCATCAAATTCAAAATAAACTGGATTGACATATTCAGGTACAAGCCCGTTATTGTAAAATATGATAGGTTTCGACTTATTTTGTGAGAATGTTATACCTCCATCTGAGCTTGTTATACATTGTCCTATTGTAATAAATGAAGAGCTTCCAGGCGCACCAAATCTTTCAAATAACATATTCTCAAATGGAAGTTCTATTTTAAGTTCTTCTTTGTTATCTATATAATTAATTTCAGCTTTTAAATCTCCATATCCAATTTCTTTATTAGTAGGGTCATTTAATTCTTCTCTAAACTTCTTGTTTAGAATATTTTCACTGTTTTGATATTTGAATATAAGTGTTTTATAGACTGTTGGTCTGCTCACTTCCAATGAGCTTATATCTACATATTTAGTAAGGTCTATAACTTTTCCTTTTCCATACCATCTATTCATTGTGTCTACGTAGAAAGAGGTTGATGAAAATGGTCTAATCACAAGTTTAAACATTTTCATCAACCCACTTATAAAATCTATGATTTTAATGGAATGAATATGTTTATTGATTTCAATAGTTCTTTGAGATAAGAAATTTATCTCTGGTTGAACGACTTGTATATGGTACCAAGTATTTTCTTTAGCATCATGTTTATTTATGGTATATGTGAATGTCGTTTTATATCTAAGATTTTGAGTTGAGCTTATTTTAAATTGTACAGAATCATACAAACTAGTAATTCCCTTATCAGGAACAGTATATGACCCGGTTACAGTAGAACCTGTGTAATAAAGAATATTGTTTATATAAATATCTACTCTATATGGAACTGTTGTATATCCAGCTTCTGGTATTATTGTAGGTGAAACAGAATATATTGTCGTAGGGTAATTATTTCCGTGGTAATTATTTCCGATAGCAAGTTTAACAGTATCATTAGCTTCATCTATATCGAAATAATAGGTACTGACGTTAGTTCCAACCCAAGGAACTTCTGTTCCTATCTTAGAAGTAATGTCTAGTACCCGGGTCTGTTCTCCCACAATTGGGTTATTATAGAAATCATCAGTTATATTATTTAACGTCATAAATAAATTCTTAAAAGTAGCACTTCCAAAGAAATCTCTAGAAAATTCTAACCCATATTTAGCTTCTATTTGTTCTATTATGCTTTCTAGTCTTATTGCTGGTCTTAACTCATAATCTTTTATGGCGGCAGTTGTAGTCGTAACATCATAAACATCACCAGATAAGAAATTCCAATCTCTAACATTATTTTTATTTGAAAATTGAATAAGTGGACATATGACATCTCCGTTTAAGAATGTGCTATCGTTTAAAGTACGATAAAAATTAGTTTCATTATAAGTGTAATCAAGCGCTGTTAGTCCCGTTAAATCCTGTAAAGAGTCATTTCCAAATAAATCAGTCAATTGAGTAAGACTACCGTAAAATGTAATTTTATAACTGATTGGTTTTGAATTCTTTAGAGACACGGATTCTAATTGAATCTTTCCAGACTTAAATTGAAAAGAGTCTAGTTCAATAAAGCTAACAATTCTTGTAGCTGCATTGAATGTGCCATCAATATCGAAATCATAATAATGTTCAAAGATAGCATTATTATTAGGTGTCGCTGGAATAGTAAATGTATTAGAAAAATCTGTGAACACACTACTTAGCTTTTCAACATCACCGCTTTTTACAGTCAATGTAATGTTTTCATCGTTAAACAAATCTACTTTTCTATTGTCTTCACCAATATATATAGTTACTTTCATTAAATTATATTATTTATTGACTCTTGACTATACTTAAACTTCATTGTGTATTGAATTAATTTATCGTTTAGTCTTGTTTTCTTTGTCCATGATTTGTCTGATAGAGTAAGTGGAATAAGAATACCTTTTACATATGCCCATATCTGTTCCGATAATAAAAGTTCTTTTATAGTCTGATTCATGTATTCTGGAAGATAATCCGTGTTTAAAGTTACTTCCTCTAACCCAACAACATTAAATTGTTTAGAAATATGTAAAGTATTGTCAAAATCTCCATTATAATCGACTAGCGATCTTTTATAATCTTGATTTGTTATTGAAATAGATGATGAATGCTTCTTATTAAACGATATTGTTTCAAGAACACCAAATTTATTTTTAAAAATTACATTCCAGTTATCGTAAATGCAATTATCGGTACAATTTACATGTACATAGTAGGATCTAGTAGGTGAGGAATACGTAAACGTTATAAGTGAAGAAGGTTCTGTTGTAGGAGTAACTATACTTTGAATATATTGATTAGATATAGTAGAACTACCGGTAAGGCTTATAGTAGATGTTCCATAAGAGTCTGTCACTGATATTGAAGATAAGTTATCTTTTTTAAAGTGAATTCTTGAAGTAGCACCAGTTGCAAACTGTCTATATATATGGTTAGAGTCACTCGATAACAAGACGTCGACGTCTCCTTGACTCTCTGTGCTATCTATCCATCCATCTAAAATGAAAAATGAATCTGTTTGGGTTGCTCCAGTGCTTCCAGTTGCTCCATTTGTCCATGTTTGTTTAATTTCACAAAATTTAGACTCTTTATCGCCAATAAAGTATGTTTGTGCTGCAACTGTAGACCCAGGAGCAACGTATAAAGTTGGGTTTGCTTCTAAATCCTCTTTTAAAAGATTAGAAGCATTTACGTAAACTTGCGTTTGAAGAGAGTTTATCTTCTGTTTTGTTTTAGTGTATGTAGGGCTAACTGGATAATCAGCAGTCAACCCACCAGTCCACGCTCTAATTTCAAATGTGCTGGTATCAAATGGAAAGTTTGTTAACGTATTTCGTACAATAAAAGGGCTCCTTACTCTTATATCTTGCATTTGTAATTATTTTTTAAATAACTTATTTATCAGTGGTTGTTTCTAGATCTTTCGATTCTCGCTGACTCAAGTTGTTGTTTTCTTTTATAGAAGTTAATGAAATATAGAAAAGATGAAACATTACTTTTTATAACGGTATCGATTTTTGTAAAGTCTTCATTTGCAGCTGCATAAATCATTGAATACCAACTGAATTCTCTTGCAAAACCGCTTTCTTCTGTAAAGTCTTCACTTTCATCTCTTGATTCTTCGTATAAATAGCTAAATCTCTTAACAAATGTTCCTTTAAAAGAGAAAAAAAAAGCAGTGCACCAACTCCAATCTTATAGGAAACATTCTTCATGATGTCGCTTGTTTTTGAAGCAGACTCGTAAGGTTCAATATCATACATCTTCCCGTATTTCTTCGTAATGGGACGATAGAGGATTGCAAGAAGCTTATGTAGTTGAATTTCTCCTTTTGAATATTCTTCGATGTCGACAAATTCACCAACTGACATATCTTCTAGAGAAGGAATGAATCCATATTCTACACCATCGAATTTGAATCGATTGACAAAGTCATGTTTTGCAAGAAGAAGTTGACCAAGTTGTTCTAGTGTTTCATCTGCAGTGCTTTTCTTGACATTTAGTGTTCCATGAATTAGTTTAACAAGTTCTGATGACAATTTATCTGGTTCCTCGACATAAGATTCAGAGATTAGCTTGATTTTCATGTATTGTTCGACTGTGATATCTTGGATTAGTTTCATGGGTGTTTCGTTTGTTTTATATATCATTTATGCCCTCTTCAAAGTTTTGCCAAAGTTCTTCTGTAATTCCATCTGCTAGATTATCGAGTTTCCTCATTGCAGGATCTATGAATGGTTGTGCTTTGAATCCCTTCTTATATATTGAAGTAGCAATTGCATAAGAGAACTTCCCTTGAAATGCATAAGAAGGGGGTCTTTTTTCAGAGAATGAGAATCGAGATCCTCTACTTACTTCTGTTCCATTTACACCTTCATCTTGAAATACACCATAGGGTAGCATGCTTATGAATACTTTAAATCCCGAATCTGTCTTGAATAGTTCAGAACTTATTGAATTAGCAAGAGCACCTGATTTATGTGGTGCTTGTGATTTCATTTCGTTAACAATTAGAGTAAGTTGTTCGTTAATTGATTTCCATTGATTCATGTCTGGTGTTTATTTTAACAAGCATCTTGATTAGAAGGTACTGAAATTGTAATGTTACAAATCCAACCGTCTAGGGTGTTATATTCTTTGAACAAGATAGGGTTTGCATTGTTAACACTGACAAGTTCTATTCCCAAATCATTGTTTTGATGTTGCAAGTAGCTAATCAAGTCATTAAGAATCGTAAATGTAATGTTTAAGTTATCTATTATATTGTCATTTCCATCGAATTTATCGGTTGCAATTGATTTCGATATGTCTCGTTGGTCAAGCGCTGCAATTTCGAATGTAAAAAGTGAAGCAGCATTACTTCCTAATTGCGCATCTACTGCATTAATATGACAAAGTGGATATACATTTTTCTTATATACATCTTTTGCTATTTGTCCAAAGACTACAGTGTTGACATTTGTGTTTGCTTCTAGTCTTTGTTTTAATACTTCAATTGCATTATAAAATTGATTCATGTTTGTTTGTTTAATTTATGTATGACAAAATGTCATTAAGCTCTTCTTCTAATTCCTGATAGCCTAAATTGCTCTACTTTATGTTTATCACTTGTTATTGCATATCTAGCAGAGTCGAGAAGGTGATTAAATGCATCAATTGGTTTATTTGTACCTAGTTTCCATGCATAGTTCTCTATTTCATGAATCAAGTTCTTTGAAGTTGGATCTACGAAGAGTTCCATGTCTCGCATCCGTTGAATTCCAGATCTTATCGAATCTGGACCCTTGATAGCACCCTTTACATTAAATCCTTTACGTTTTATCTCTTCTATTGACTTTGGTTCTGCTGAATCTGCTACAATCAAGTCAGATCTTGTGACTCCCAGTTCGTTCAGTACATCTACAATATCATCATTTGTATATCCAGTCTGGTAAAGTAGTTCTTTCATCCATGCACGATTTCCCTTAATATTGATTTTGACAAGCGCTGCTGGATCGTTTGAAAACCCGAAATCTAGACCGTAAATGACTGTGCTTTCTGGATCTGGTTCATAGACATATGACACATTGTCATATACTTTACCTTCGACAAAGTCTTGCCATTCACCTAACATGTCTCGACTGTAACGTTCAGGTTCTCTTTCTTTGATTTGATCGTATTCTCTAACCTTTCTTTTATCGAGGAATGGATTATCTTTATATATAACATGAACGAATTCATGATCTTCATTCCATTTAGGGTTGGGACGTCCATTGATAAACCATCTTTGATGAATCCAGTGTGACTTTGCTTCTGGATTGAACATTACGAATATTTTGCGTTCTCCTTTTGTCGCTCTAATAGAGTCAATTAATTTAATGTATTCTCGTTCTGTACTTATTTCTGTAGCTTCATCTATCAAGAGGTGTGTTATACCTGAAAGTCCTTTACCTTTTGCTTGTTGTGAGTTATCTGTAAGCTTCATAGAATGTGAAATAATCTTATTTCCATTAAAGTTGCATTGAATAGTGTCACTTCCTATAACAGTTGCATATTGAGAAAGACCAAAATCATTCATTATATCGAGAAAGTCTTGAAGAATTGTCTTCTTGACTGATGTTGCTGTATAACGACAAATGACACCTCTAAAATATTCAGGTTGAAATAGTTTGAGAAGGAAGTAAGCTGCTACTGAATAAGATTTTGCGCCTGCTCTACCACCAGAAATAATGAAATAGTTCTTGTCATTAAAAAGTGGTGCAAAAGCATCAGGAAACTGGAATACTTTCATTATTTGTTGTCGTTTTGCTCTATTTGTTCGTTTTCTTGTTCGTTTTCATCAGAATCAAGCTCATTTTGTTCTTTATTGAACTGAACAACGTCTACACCCTTTGGAAGAACGAATATTGTTGACTCTGGTTGTCCTAGTTCTTCTGTAAGTTTTGGTACAACAAACGGAGACAGTTTCATTAACATTTCAAAGGCTTTGTTCTTATCTTGTTTTGCGACTTCATTTATCCAACCTTGTATCAATGGAAGATTGTTCTCTATCAGTGCTTGATAAGCTGCACGAATTGCTTTTGTATCTTTATTAAGTGATCCCTTTGCTCTACCAGCTGGATAACCACTTTGACCTTTTATGAATGGCATAGGATTTGTTTTATTTTAATACTCAAGTATTGTGTTTTGTTTATCCTCTAACGATGAATGCGTCTAGTCTTGTTATCATTGTAGAGATTAGTCCAGGGCAATTGCATCTTTTTAGTATATTTCTTGATGGGAAGACTGAGTTGTAGAGTGCGAATAGGTAATTTACATCGTCGTTTTGTAAAGTGTTTGTTGATGTTATCTTGATGATAAAGTCTATTTCGTCATTTGTGTATGGACGTGATAGATGGAGGAAAGGGAATAGATTGTTGAGTGCTCTTTGTCTCGATTCGCAACCATCGCATTTTTCTATTCCTAATGCAGTTGTTACGCTTGCTATTATATCTCCTATTCCTGATAAGGGTAGAGATTGTGTTGATTGTTCTTCTACTAGATTTTCTAGTTTAATTTTTCTTTTTGCCATTGTTATTATTTTTATTTGTTTAGAGGGCGTGCGTTTCTTGCACGAGGAGCTTGATTCGATTTATTCTTTTATTGATTGAGACATGAGAGAGGTTAATGTTACGGGCAATTTCTCTTTGTGAAATTCCATCGATAAAGTGGAGTTTGTAGAGGAGTTGTTCGTAATGTCGTAAGGAAAGTATAACATCCTCAATTGTCTTAAGTTTTGAAGAGGTGATGTTGTCTTCTTCTTGAAAGTCGATATCTGTTTCATTATGAATAGGATGGGGAATGTGATTAACTTTAAATGTTTGGGCTTGGGTCTGAGATATGACATTTTGTCTTCTTTTATAGCGAGCTATTTCTAAGAGGAAGCGGTTTCGTAGTGAAGTAAAAATGTAAGAATCTGTTAGTTTGTCTTCATGAGTTTCTCTTTCAATGAAATGTAGAATAGTGTCATTAAGAAGGTCTTCAGGAAGAATTGACGATTTCTTGCATATTATCTTTGCAAAGTTAAAAAGTTTTTTGTAACGTTTATTATCTAGATTCATTATTTTGAAATTTTTGGTGAGGGAAGTATAGGTGCAGTGTCTAGATTGTGTTCGTCAAAGAATTGAATTGTTTCTGCATCTGCTTTGGTTTTGAGGTCATAAAGAGAAATGTCATAAGTCCCTTCTTTGAATTCAAAATGAAGAATGTCTGAGTTTTCTACAATTGCTTGTTCCTTTTTTGCTAAATAGTAGAATTTAAGTAGACGAATATGGAAGTATTTTCCTTGTTGTTCTAGAAATTCTTGTTCTGTCATGAGGAGGTGTGGTTTTGTTTTATATATCTAGAGTTTTGTAGTTCTTTTTAAAATGTTCGAAAGGGGGATAGGGTTTATGCCATTCTAGCCCTGATTTCCAGTCAAAAACTGTGTCTTTATCTAGTTTAGAGAAGATTTGTGAATAAATTGTTATGAAAATTGGGCTAAGTTTAGCTCTCCACTTGGGATAGAGGAAATTATCGTAATCGTTCATTACATAGTTCTCTACGCCATCAAGTCTTCTATATCCTAAGAAATCGATAAGTTCTTTAAAAGAGAGATGTTTATGTGTTTGTCCCTGGAATTGATGAAAGATATTGTAGCGAACATGCTTGAAATCTAGTTTTTTAGTGAGCACATTTTGAATATAATAAGGTGTTTGACCGAATTTATTGAGATAGTCTTCTTCAAGAACATATTGAATGTCTTCATTTTGGATTGTAGCTGTATATTTAAAAAGAAGTGCAAGTGAAGAGAAACCTGTGTAAGGAATAGAATTGGAGTCTACAAGAATTGCAGGTTGTAGTAGGGGAGACTTAAGGATGGGACGATGTTTCATTATATATGTTATATTAGATGTGTAGTTATAGTTATGCTAAATGATCGAGGATGCTTGTTTTGCATGCTTAGTTTGTCTTTCTTCATTTGTCTTTGTTTGATGACATGGTTTGCAAAGAACTTGATAAGAAAGAGGGTCTTCATTAGTAAGGTTTTGAATAAAAGGAACAACATCTTCATATGAAGATAAGCTTCCACAAGGGATAATGTGATCTATTTGTACATCTGCTCGTTTGAACCAATTTTGGCAGATTTTGCATTGAAATTCTTTCTTGAGGCGTTTGTTTGAGCTTTCATTTGGTCTGCTTGAAGCGTTCAACGCTATTATCATTGGTTTCCAGTAACGAAATTTAGATCGAAGCGTGCTTCTTATCATTGAAAAGAATTGAGATTCAGTCATTGTTGAAGCATTTCTTGTAAAAGGGAGTGATTGTTTACGTGAACGTCTTGTTTTTGCTTTCATATTTATATATCTAGAGAAGAAGAAAGCGATGTGGGCGGTTGCTTTTATGGGTAGGGAAAAAGCTAGAAGTTCTTGTGTGTAATAAGATAATTCCTTTTTGTTATCTATTCAAGAACTTCTAGTTTGTTATCAATTAACTATAAAATTCAGTAAAATGTAAGCTTTCATTATCGAGTTCAACTTCAATTGCAACTTGCTTGATTGTTCTATCGTTTTTTTGATAGAAATCTTTACCGTAAATAATTCTCCAGTTATGCATTATGTCTTTAGTATAGTTATCTATTTTTCTAACATTAGGCGATTCATGAATAGGTAAATAAACATTTCCTTCACTATCAAGTTTTTCAAATGGATTGTAAACATGCAACCTAAGTTTATAGAAAGAATTACCATTCTTATCAATATATTCTTTAGGTTTTGCACCTTCAAGTTTAACTTGTTTATTATCCTGTAAAGTAGATTCTTGTGTTTCAAGTTTCACTTGTTGATTATCGAATGAAGTAGATTCTAGTTTTTCTATATTACTAAACCAATCTTCAATATCTTGTTTATTATCCTGTAAAGTAGATTCTTGTGTTTCAAGTTTCACTTGTTGATTATCGAATGAAGTAGATTCTTGAGTAGAAATGTTTTCAATATCAAAAATAGCTTGCACCTGCTCCTTATTCCTTAAGGTTCTATTTTTTTCTTCTATTATTGTTTCTTTATCTTGTTCTATATCTGGTATAGGTTGGACTTTTTCATAAAAGCCTAAGACTTTTTCATAAAAGCCTAAGACTTTTTCATAAAAGCCTAAGACTTTTTGATTTGCAAGTACTACTCCCTTTTCTGTTAATGTGTACCATTTAGTCTTGTCATACTTATGTGTATTGAAACTACTAGATAAAATAAGTTCTTTTGTTTCTAGTCTTTTTAAAGATAATTTGATTTCGTTTCTTGTTAAATAAGGAAATTTGATATGTAATTTATCTATAGAATCAAATGTCCAATATTTGTCTTCACGAAGATTAGTTTTTGATTTGATATTGTTACAAATCCAAAGTTGTATATGATTAAATAAAATAGAATCATTCAATCCTAAAGATTTAGCTATTTCTATATTAATTGGATGTCTTTTATCTGAATTAATTTCTAATAATCTTGTTCCTTTTTGAGATAATGAGAAAGAAAATGTCTTTTTAAACTTTATTTTGTTATCGTTTCTTAAAATGATTAACCCCATTTTTTCAAGTTCATCAACTATATTTTTAATTTTTGTTCTATTGATATAACTATACATTTCATGAAAATCATCTAAAGTAGAATAAGACCATATTACTCCATTTTCATCTTTACATTCTTCTTTATTTTTATTCATGTCAAGAATGAACGCTATACGTTCAAAAATTAATGTTTTTTCTACGTTTCCTAAAATTGTTGAGATTTGTACACTGAATTTGTGTACTTGTGTAGTACTGTTTTCCATTTTATTCGTCTTTTTAATTTTTTCTCTTTACGGAGAGACGAACCAGGGTAGCTACCCCCTGGTTCTCCGGTTTTAAAGTCTTTTACTGACGTATATTTGTTTATTTGTTACATATTATATATCTAGAAATAGTCGAATGTTTTAGTGTGCAAGCAACTATTTTAAACTATTTTTGAAACATTGTTTCAAATTTTTAAAATAGTCACTGAAAGCTGCATATTTACATAGAACTAATAGATATATAATAATATTAAATAAAAACAACAACAACATGAAAAACAAACACATTCTTAAAACGTTTAATGTAGATGAAGAATCAGTAATCGCAATGGAAATCATAAGAGCTAACGGTTTCACATTAAGTCACGTAGTTAAAGAAGCTTTAAAAACAAAAGCTAAACAAATTCTTGAATCAAAAAAACAAATATTAAGTGCTTTCAATAATTTGAGATAAAATCTATAGTCTTTTTGATATATAGAATATAACATAACAAATTATGTGGAAAAAAGCTAAAGAATTTAAAGAAATACTAGGTTTATCGAATCAAGCTCTTTATGAAAGACGGAAGAAAGGCACAGTTAAATATAAAATTGTCAATCAAATTTATTTTTACTGGCTTGAAGATACTCTAGAAAATGATGAAACTAGACAAAATGCAATATATTGTCGTGTATCAAACACTAAACAAAAAGAAGATCTAGCTAAACAAGAACAAATATTAAAAGAATATGCAATCTCTAATGGCTACAAAGCAGATTTCATTTTCAAAGATATTGCATCAGGAATGAACGAAAATAGAAAAGAACTAAACCAACTGATCGACCTAATTGTACAAAACAAAATAAACAAAGTCTTCATTTCATACAAAGACAGATTATCTAGATTCGGGTATAACTATTTTGAATACATCTTTCAAAAATACGGTACTAAAATTGAAGTGGTTAACTTGACTAAAGAAGAAGATTTTCAAACTGAACTAACACAAGACTTAATTTCAATCATTCATCATTTTTCAATGAAAATGTATTCTAACAGAAGAAAAGAATTAAACGCTTTAAAGAAAATACTAGAAAGTGAAAACGATTAAGCTTCCATACAAATCATCAATAGACTTAACACCTATCTTAAAGCAATACTCTAGTGTCGTTAGGTGGTCTTACAACAGGTTCATTGATGAACTTAAAGAAAAAGAAGTTAGACAACTTTCTAAAACACTTCAAAATGTTGAACTTCTTAACTCTT